AGGAATAAATGTTAGACCGACTACTATAAATGGTTCTAAAGCTTATTATTACGATTTATGGTTTGACAATCCTTTTGAGGAGCATAATGATGAATAAGTCTGCAGAAGTATTTGCATTTGATAGATGTAGTTTAAGACAGTTAAAAAGTCACTGGTATAACTATGGCTATGAAGATGGCAAGCAAGGTAAGTCTAAAGACTGTCCTATATGTAATATTAAGTACTATAGAGCTTCACTTATATCTGAGTATCATAAAGGTTACAATGTAGGTAAACAATTTGCACCTAAGTTAACTCTATGGCAAACTATTAAGCGAGCATGGAATGAGCAGTAATTTAATACTTGAAACTTTTAAAAAGTTTGTTGTTTCTGATAATTCAGAAGATATGTTTGTTACAGGTAGGGCTGGCACAGGCAAAACAACAGACCTTAGAGGTACTATTGAATGGTGTCAAGAACAAGGCATAGAAGTAGTTGTTTGTGCCTTTACTCATGATGCTTGTAATATTTTGAGGTCTAAATTGCCTCCACAGACCTCTGTCATGACATTGCATAAATTTATAAAGAAACGTCCAGGAATAAATGTGGATGCAACCAAACGTGATTGCGTGACGATTAATAGCCGTTTTGGGGTTGCAGAAAAGACTTCTGTGTTATTTGTTGATGAGTATTCAATAGTTGGTGAAAAGGACCTAATGGACATACGGGAGCTCCAGGATGCAGAAGAAGGTTCTATTGGTCTTAGAGTATGTTGGTTAGGTGACCCATACCAGTTACCTCCAGTAGGAGACGCACCTGCAATAATTCCTTTTGGTAGGTTTGCGTTAACATTAACTAAGCAGTATAGACAAACTAAAGGTAATCCATTATCTGCAACTATAGATCAATTAGTTAGCTTTATTGAAGGCAAAGTACCAGAACCTTTAATTACTAGTAATCAGTTTAGAAGAGATGCAGATATTGCTTCTGAATATCTAAGCTGTAAAGACAATAAAATATTGCTAGCTTTCACAAATAAAAAAGTACAAGACTTGAACTGGACAATACAAGGCTATAGTGAACCTGTGCCAGGTGATACTGTATTTAGCCCTACAACTAAACAGACTTATACATTTTCTAGGTTTGTGCCTGCACATGAAGTTTACTTGTTAGACTTACCTTTTGGTGAACCTTTAAGACCTAATTCAAAGTACAAAACTTTAGAGTTTCTAATTACACAAGACTATAAGTTTGCTGAAGTTGAAGACAAAGATGGTGAGCTATATGTATTTGCATGCGTATTTGGCCACTATGAATATAAAGTATACTTAGAGCAACTAAAGTCTGATGCAGCAGGTTCTAACTTAGCTATAACTAAAGGAGATAAAAAGAAGTCTGCTGCATCCTGGGCTAAAGATAATCCAGACAGCAGAGAAACAAGAGATAGAGCTAAAGCTTGGCGAAAATTTCTAAGTTTTAATGAAGCAGTTATTTGCTTAGATTTTGCTCATGCAAAGACAGTTCATAAAAGTCAAGGCAGCACTTACCATACAGTGTTTCTAGACTCTAAAGATTTAGGTTTAGCTGCAGAGACTAATTACACTCTGTATTTAAAACTAATGTATGTAGCACTTAGTCGTGCTACTAATAATGTAGTAACAAACTAGAGGTTATTATGGAGCACAAACCGTTTTGTGACAAAGCAGTAGCTAAAGGTATTTCTGTTTCTTGTCAATGTAAGAACTTAGACTTTAGTCGTGCATTAGTTTTACTTAAGCACGGTAATAAAGTTGCTAGACAAGGCTGGAATGGTAAAGGTATGTTTATTTTCTTAGTAGAAGGTAGCACTTTTACAGTTAATAGAAAGCCTTTATTAGGTATTTATCCAGAAGGTACTACTATAAACTACCGTTCTCATTTAGATATGGTAACAGTAGATGGATCAGTAGTGCCTTGGGTAATTTCACAAACTGATGCATTAGCAGAGGATTGGGAGGCAGTATGATTTTAAACCCATTTTTAATAGTCGATATGTTTACGAGGGGAAAAAAAATGCAATTTCAATTACTAGAAGCACCGTTAGAAAAGTTTAAACAAAATAAAACTGAACCTGTTATTGTTTGTGAAGTAGAGTGTATTCAGCATATTCGTATTTATGGTGAAGCACATCCTATGTCTTTAGTTATCTTTGCAGATACAAGAGAATTAAAGTGGGTTCGCACAGATTGTCTTTTAGCTATGCCAGCACCAGTTATAGCTAAAAAATAAATTTATATAACAATTTGTTATTTTACAAATTTAATAAATTGTTATATAATAATCCTGAGACTAGAAACTTAGTCTCTTCATTTAACTTGCACTTAAGAGTATTTAAAAATGGCAGAAACAGCAAAGTTTGTAACACCAAAAGGTGAGTTACGTTGGGTAACTATTACTGGCGAAGGTAAAGAAAATATGAGTGGCAAAAAGCAGTACGTTGCTTCTCTTGTTTGTAATCCTTCTGATCCTAAAGTAGTAGAGTTCCAAAAGTCTATTCAAGACTTTTGGGAAGAAAATCGCCCGGCAGGTAAAAAAGTTCCTAAATCAACAGGTATTTATTTTGCCAATCCTAAAAGAGACGAAGCAGGACAACCAATCAAAGATGACAATGATAAGGTTGTCTATGATGAAGAAGGTGATATTAGTATTTCAGTACATACTGGTGTTGCTTTTCCTGATGGCTCTCCTAAGAAAGTTAAAGTATATAACGCTAAAGCTAAAGAAGTCAATCTGGGTAATATCCGCATTGGTAATGGCTCTATTGGTTATATCTCAGGTGCAATGGGTATTTATGAAACTAAAGACCCTAAAGGCAAAACTATAGATGCAGGTGTAACTCTTTATCTTGACAATATTCAAATTGTTAAGCTTGTAGAATTTACACAAGATTCTGGTTTTGCTGCCGATGAAGAAGCTGAAGATGGTTGGACTGGTGAAGAAGGTTGGACTGGTGAAGTAGCCGAAGCAACTGAAGAACCAGCTAAGACAACTGTTAAATCAGGCGGTCCTAGACTGTAATTAACTTGTCCGAAAGTGCACCCGTACAGTTGACCTTCTTTGAAGATAGGCTAAGTATTCTAGCACTAACTGTACTAGACTTTAAACTAGGGCACAACTAGGAATTTTATATGAACATAGTAGACAATAAATTAACTAAAGAATTACCTAATTTTACTTTTGTACAAGTACAGTTTTTTCCTTACGATGGTAAAATTTACACCTATAAGACAGATTTGTTACTTAAAAGTGGTGATCTTGTTGTCGTGCAAGATCCTAATGGTGATTTTAAAGTTGTAAAAGTGTTTAGACTTATGTCTGATGCAAATAACTTTATACAGTATAAATGGATAGTAAGTAAACTAGAATTATCAGACTTTGAAAGAGTAAAAGAAGTAGAAAAGCATTTAGGGAATACTGTAGGACCAAATGATGAAGTAAAGGAAAGGCTATGAACTATAAGCTAACTAATTTAGATGAAGTTAAAGCTTTATACGATCCTATTAACGAGCTGTCTTTTGACACTGAAACTTGTGGATTGTATGGCAAGATTAGGCTTGCGCAATTTTTCCAACCTAATTGGGAAGAAGTATTGTTAGTTGAATGGCCAAATCCTGCAAACTTAGCTTTGTTGCTTAGTCAGTGCAATATAGCTATGCATAATGCTCACTATGACTTAACAGTTGTACAAGAGCAGTTTATGCATGAATGGTTACCTAAAGAATTTGAAGACACTTTCTTACTTGCTCGTTTAGCTTTACCTGGATTAGAAAGTTACTCTTTTGATGATGTACTTCATCATGTTGTTGGCTTTGATCCATACGTACAAGCTAATTTAGCTAAGAAAGAACTTCAAAAATCTAAATGGGATACAAAAGTACTAACTGAAGATCAGCTTATATACGCTGCACTAGACGTATATTATATGCCTGATGTGCTTAATGCAGTTAGATGTGCCGTAGACTCACCTAGTTATCAATTAGATAAGCTAACACTAAGACATGCTTTGGTTATTCAATGGCACGGTATGCCTATTTGTCAAGATAGAATTAATAGTAAGTATTCAGAAAATCAACAAGTTATAGCTGAAGCTGCAGTACCTATTAATGTTAATTCTTGGCAACAAGTTAGACAGTATCTAAACTGCACTGAATCAGATGATGAAGCACTTGCTAGAATGTCCGCTAATGGAGATGAAAAAGCTGCTAAAGTACGTTTAGTTAGAAAGTTAAAGAAGCAACTAAGCTTCTTAGACAAATTTCAAGGCGAGCGTATTTATGGTAAGTTTAAACCTTCTGCTCGTTCTGGTAGACTTACATCAGATGACCAGAACTTACAGCAATTACCTAGAGCTTTGAAAGGAGTATTTTCTGCCCCTCCTGGACGAGTGTTAGCGTATGCAGATTATGCTCAGCTTGAATTAAGAACTGTTTGTGCAATTACTGCTTGTAGAAGAATGGAAGCTTTATTTAGAGCAGGTGAAGACTTGCATACTTATACAAGTGATTTCTTATTTGGTAAATCAGAAGATCCTGCAAAAGCTGACTACAATAGGCAAGTAAGCAAAGGTTGTAATTTCTTACTTCTCTATGGCGGTGGTATACCAATGTTCATTTCTGTTATGCTTAAGCAAATGAATATCTTCATGAAAGAAAGTGAAGCTATGGTAGCTCGTAAAAAGTGGCGAAACTTATGGACAGAGATTTTTGCTTGGCAACAACAAGGATTATCTAAGTGGCAGTTAGGTAAACTTGGTTCAACTCCTTTAGGTAGACAGTATAAAGCAGTATTGTTAACAGATTTTTTAAACATTGAAAACCAAGGTGCAGGTGCTGAAGTAGCTAAATTAGCTTTGCATTACTTTATGCGGGACTGCTTTGCTAAGTATCCAGGTCTATTAGTATGTAATTTCATCCACGACTCTTTTATACTTGAGTGCGATGATGATCAAGAAGTATACCAAGCAGTTAGTAAAGACTTAGCTAAGTGTATGCAATTAGCTTGGTTTGAGATGTCTAAATGTTTTAAAGTAAAAGATATTCCAATGCCTGTAGAAGTTAAAGTAGGTTATAATTGGGGTGATATAGAAAGCAAGAAGATTGAAAAGGTTTATGAATATAAGTTAGATGGTTTAGTTTATTTAGGAGAAGCAAATGCACTTTGAAACAGAGTATTTTAAATTAGTATCTAGAGTATTAACTTACGGTTATATAATCAAAGGTCGTAATGGTTTTACAAGAAGTTTAATTGGTACACAGTTGCAATTTGATGTATCAGATTATGACTTTCCTTTACTTAATTCTAGAAAGTATAGCTATAAAGGTGTGTTAGGTGAGTTTGCAGCTTTATTACGAGGTCCTAAAACACTAGAAGACTTTATTAAGTTTGGTTGTAACTATTGGGCTAAGTGGGCTGAGCAAGATTTGTCTATTAATGTAGATTATGGTAATGCTTGGTTAGACTTTAACGGGGTTAATCAACTTGAATGGTTAGTTAATGAAATTAAAAACAATCCTTCAAGTCGTAGATTAGTAATATCAGGATGGAAGCCAGACAACGTTATAAACAACAAGTTATCATTACCTTGTTGTCATTACTCTTATCAGTTTCTAGTTCGCAATGACGAATTGCATATTGTCTGGATTCAACGAAGTGCTGATGTAATGATAGGTATACCTGCTGATGCAGTTTTAGCAGCTACTTGGCTTATCATGTTAGCTAATGAATGTGGTTTGCATCCTGGAACTGTTACAATGCAATTTGCAGATACTCATATCTATGAAGAGCACATTGACCAAGCTAAAAGATTAGTAGAAGTATTCACTGAAGCTAGTAGTTATGCGCAACCTAAAGTAACTTGGGCTATTAGGTCACAACAAGGTAGTAAACTTATAGACTTTGTTCCAACAGACTTAGAGATTAAATATGCTCCTTATGGTGCACCAATTAACTTCTTACTTAAGGAATAGTTATGTTTGATATAATTGGCTCAAGAGTAAGTAATTGGAATAATCTTCGTTATGCTAGAGAATATAATGAAGAGTTAGCTATAGCTTTGCTAAAAGAAGAATTAGCCGAGTTTGAAGTAGGGGATGAAATTGAACGCATAGATGCCTTATGCGATGTTATATTTGTAGCTTGTGGAGTTGTGTGGAAGCTTGGTTTGGAAATTTGCCCACAAACCATAAATAGCTTTAAAGCATATTACCAGTATAATCCGTTCAATGTTAGAGATACTGGAGCTAATACAATAGCATTAGTTAGACAAATGCCTGGGTCTTTACTTGTTGCTACTAATATGCATGCACTTATAGCAGCTTGCTTTGTAGGTCTAAGTTTTTACTTTGATTCTGAAGACTATGCTTATAAAGCAGTATTAGCTATATGCGATAGTAATGACACAAAAGAAGTGGTTAAAACTACTTCTGATGTAAAAGCAAACGGGTCTTATAAAGGTCCTAACTATGTTTCACCAACAGCTGCACTTAACCAACTAGTAAAGGAGTGTTTCGATGTCGAATGTCACTAAAACTTTAAAAGGTCGTGGTAAAACTCATGGAGAATTTAGTATCAATTCTCAAATTAGTCAAGACCTAAAAGCAGTATTAAAAGCAAGTCCTAACTGGGATACTCTTTCACCAGATAAGAAAGAATCCTTAGAGATGATGTGTCACAAGATGGCTCGTATCTGTACAGGTAATGCAGAAGAAAAAGACCATTGGCATGATATTGCAGGTTATTCTACTTTATCGGAAAATCGTTGTGTCAGTCAATAAGTGGCATAAACGTTTCATGAAGCTAGCTAATGAAGTAGCTTCATGGAGTAAAGACCCAGACTCTAAAGTAGGTGCAGTATTAATTTCACCTGACAAAACTAAAGTTAGTTATGGATATAACGGTTTTCCTAGGAATTTACCAGACTCTGAAGATTTGTTAAGAGATAAAGATGCTAAGTTAGCTCTTACAGTACATGCAGAACTTAACTGTATCTTAAACGCAACACAAACTAAAGGTTGGTCTTTGTATACTACTAAACCACCTTGTTTACAATGTGCATTAGCTATAGTTCAGTCTGGTGCTAACTTAGTTGTTTGTCCACCTTTAGATATCACTAGCTCTTGGTATAAAGAGCAACTTGAAGCTATTAGTATTTTACAGTTAGCTCAATGTAAAGTATTATTTTTAGGAGATTTAAATGACTGATATAAGTCTAGACTTAGAAACATTATCATTAAGTAACACAGCTAGAATATTATCTATTGGTACTTGTGAATTTAATAGATACACAGGAGATATAGGTAGAACTTTCTACTGTTCTTTAAAAGAACCGCCAGAAGAGATTATAAAAAACTTACATGTTTCTAAGTCCACAACAGATTGGTGGGCTAAACAAAGCAGTGAAGCTAAAGGTGCACTAAAATTATGCTTAGAAGACTATTACAAAGGTTTAAATTTGTTTTGTCTATTTATGCGTTCTTATACACCAAGTAAAACTTACATTTGGGCTAACGATCCTCAGTTTGATTGTGCAATACTTAAACATTCACTATCATTATACAACATAATGGAACCTTGGAAATTCTATAATGAGCGATCATATAGAACTATTAAAGAAGTGGGCTATACTTTATTTGGTATAGACTATGCTTCTATTGAAGAAGCTAAAGTGAAGCATCATGCTTTAGAAGATGCAGTTTATCAAGCTAAAGTTATTTCTAAAACATTAAAAACTTTAAAGGAAAAAGCACAATGACAATCAAGATAAATAATACACAAGTACGATTAAGACCTTCTTCTGTTGACAGCTTTTATCAATGTTCTTATCAATGGGGTAAAACATTTTTAGAAGGTATTACTACTATACCTAACGCTAGAGCAGCTATTGGTACTAGCATCCATAAAGCTGCGGAAGTGCTATGGACAGAGGCAATTGCAACAGGTAAGAAAGATGCTAACTTGGGTAAACTAACTGATGCAGCAATTGCAGCTTGGAAAGAAGAAACTCACGATGGTGTTAAATTTGATGATGGTGAGAATGACAAAACTGCAGCTATAGAGATTATGAAAGGAACAGAAACTTTTATTGAAGATATTGTTCCTTTTAGTTCTATCCCTGATGCAGTTGAACAACGTTTTACAATACCATTGACAAATCCAATTGTTACAGATTTGAGTGGCACAGTAGACTATATTGCTGGTGACATAATTGCAGATGTTAAAACTAGTAAACGTAAACCAGTTGTAGAGTCTTATACTGTACAACAATCTATCTATCGTTTATTAGCTAATCATAACGGTAAAGATGTTAAGCGTAGCCTTATTCAAGGTATTGTACTAAAGGCACAACCTGAAGGGATGATTCTACCACTTGAAGTTAACTTACCACAAGCTAAATCATTAGTTAATGGTATTTTAGCAACTATGGAACTTATTGCATCTGATAAAGCTCCAATTGAAACAATACTTAGAGGTAATCCTAAATACTATTTATGTAGTAATAAGTATTGTGCTTTACATTCTACATGTCCTTGGGTAAACGGTGATGCTAACTAAAGATGCAGTAGTATTAATTTTAACTAAACATAAGTTAACTAAGTATGCTTTAGCTAAGGCTTTAAATTGTGCAGCTGCTGTGTCTGTTAACCAGTGGCTAAGAGGGACAAGGATGTCCTATACTATAGCTGAGAAATTTAAAACTCTTTATGGAATAGAAATAGATGACTACTATGATACCAAAGCCACATCAAATAGAGATGGCAGAGCAAGCAGTACAGTTATTGAATAAACATAATATCGCATATTTAGCTTCAGAAGAACGCACAGGTAAGACGTTAGCAGCAATTCTAGTAGCAGAACAACTCGGTTTTGAAAATATTGTTGTTTTAACTAAGTTAAAAGCAATAGATGGTTGGAATACACACTTAGAAAACTTTCCGCATAATAAAAATTATCTAGTAACTAATTATCATAAAGCTTGTAAATTAGCTAATGTAGCAAATACATTAATTATACTAGATGAAGCACATGCTTATTTATCTGCTTACCCCAAGCATGGTACTATATGGAAAGAAGTAAAAAAAGTATGCCGTGGTAACAAAGTACTATACTTATCTGCTACTCCTTATGCTCAAGGTACACAACTATTATACGGACAGTTTGCGGTATCTAGTTATTCACCTTGGAAAAACTACCCTAACTTCTACTCGTGGTTTAGGACATTTGGTAAGCCTTATACTATTGAAGTGCAAGGCAGAGAAGTTAATATGTATGATAGAGTTAAAGATAACGATGTACTTTTTTGTGCGTCTAACTTATTTATAACTAAAACAAGAAAGGAATTGGGATTTGAACATGAGCCTTCAGACAAAGTGCATTATATTGATCTTGACCAAGTAACAAAAGAAGTGTACAATGAACTTCTAGAACATAGAATAGTAGAGTTAAAAGCTGGTACATTAGTTTGTGACACTACATCTAAGTTGCGATTTGCTTTACACATGCTTGAAGGCGGTGTAGCTAAGATTAACGACAATTATATAATTTTAGCTAATGAAGAAAAGATTAATTGGATAAAGCAGAACTTCGGGGATTGCTCTGACACAGTTATAATGTACTACTTTATAGCAGAAAAAGATAAGTTAGAAAGAGCTTTTCCTAAAGCTAAAGTGTTACAGTCTACAAGTTATGCTGAAGGTGTTGATCTAAGCATGTATAGACACTTAATAGTTTATAGTATGGACTATAGTACTAGTAAGTTTACACAACGTAGAGCACGTCAAGCAAATATGGAACGTAAAGACCCTATAGATGTGCATTTTCTAGTTGTCAAAAAAGCTATAAGTCATGAAGTATATAAGACTGTAGCGGTTAACAAAAAGAATTATGTCGATAGTTTATTCTCAGGAGCAAAGTTATGACTTTTACACCTATGTTAGCATGTAGTAAACAACCAGATTTAACTAAGCTAAGTTATCCACTATTAGCTTCATCAAAACTTGATGGAATACGTTGCATTATTAAAGATAGTGTGGTATTATCTAGAACATTAAAACCTATACCTAATAGATCAATACAACAAGCATTAGCTGGTATTCCTTATGGTTTAGATGGTGAGCTAATGGTGCCAGGCGACTACTCTTCTGTTGAATCTGCAGTAATGAGTGAAGATGGTACACCTGCTTTTATGTACTTTGTATTTGATTGCTTCGATAATAAAGACAGCAGTTATTTAGCTAGGCACAAAGACTTAGTTAGAAAAGTAGAAGACTTAAATAACCCATATGTGCAAATACTTGAGCAGTTATTAATAGTCTCGGCAGAAGAAGCTATACGGTACTATAATGTGTCAGTTGAAGCTGGTTATGAAGGAATAATCCTTAGACATAGACTTGCACCATATAAATATGGTCGCTCAACTTTAAAACAAGAGTGGATGCTTAAAGTTAAACCTGTTAATGATACTGAAGCTATAATTGTAGATTTTGAGGAGTTAATGCACAATGACAACGTTAGTACTATTGATGCTAGAGGTTATACTGTACGAAGCAAAGAGCAAAGTGGTTTATGTAATAGCAATATGCTTGGCTCTCTTGTTTGTAAAGATAAGTCAGGAACTATTGTATTCATAGGCTCGGGCTTCACAAACGCACAACGTGAAGAGATTTGGAATAGAAAGGACTTTTACGTAGGAAAACAAATAACGTTCAAATATCAAGATCGTATGGCTTCTGGAGCGTATAGATTTCCAGTATTTAAAGGATTTAGGAGTTTTAACGATGTCTGAACAAAAAGTGCAAAAAAAGATACTTGAGTGGCTTAACGCAAATAACTACTTAGCTTATAAGATTGTTACAGCTAATAGAGCAGGTGTTCCAGATATAATAGCTTGTTCACCTATAGGTCAATATGTAGCTATTGAAGTAAAGTATGGCAGTAATACAGTTTCTAAGTTACAAGATTATGTATTACGAGAAATAAAAAAACGCAACGGTATTGCTATCGTTGCGTATTCGCTAGAAGATGTTATTGAAGCACTCTAATCTTATCTGCACCATACTGCACTGCCTTATAGCCTGCATCAACTAATGCAGCATCTATTAAGGCAGTATCACTTCTACCAATCCCATTAGCTTCAGCAATTTTCATAGCTTGTTCTATTGATGCAATACGATGAGCAGCTATCTTAACTGGTTCACCTGTTCCCTTAGTGCTAAGTGTTTTACCATTGCCGTAGAACAATAACTTAGGCATTCCAATCTCACCTTTCTGTGCTTGTTCTTGTGCTGCTTTAGTCACTAACTCCTTAGCTTCTGCACTAATATCTATCTTACCGTCTAGTTCAGCCATCAAGTCTTTCATTGATTTTGTATTCAATGGTTTTTCTAGTACATCAGCAGCTAACCGCACCATCTTAGAAGTATTAGGTTCAACTTGTCTAAGAGCAAAGTTAACAATCTTCTGTACAAAATTACGTTTAGCTACACCAGTCAAAGAAGTAGCTAATATTGACACATCATCTGGTGGAACTAATGAACCACTAACAGTAGATAGTGGAACATCATTACGAAATACTTCAGCCATGTCTTGTAATGCCATCTTAAACTTTCTAGCTTCAGGTGTTGTAAAGTTAACTCCATCTAAAGCTTTAGATAACTGCGGGAAATGTATAGCTCTTTCATTACCTACAGCGCCAGCAGTATATTTATCTGTTAAAGCTTTTAAAACAGAACCTTCTACTTTAGCTCTAGTAGAGTTAGGTAACTTAGCTACAACATCTGTAAAAGTAGAATCCTCTGCTGTTATATATTTAGTTAAAGCACTAACAGTTCTATCATAGTCAATACCAGGTTTAGTCAAAGCTTTAAACATTACATTACTTTGTACTGTCTTCATTTGTGCATATTGGAACTTAGCTTGTGCAAAATCATTCAACCACTTATCAGATTCAGGTATAACTTCTTTAGCTCCTTGTGTTACAGCTGTGTCTATGGACGATAAAACAGAATTTACACGGTCATAGTCTTGCGGTTTTGTTATATTTGAATTATATTTAAAGTCATTAACTAATTGACGTAGTTCAAGTAAGTCATTAAAATTTCTTGTTAATGTAGTAGTTTGTATTTTTCTAATGCGCGCTAAATATTTAGCGCGCATACCTATGTCTTCTATATTTAAACTAACATTTTCTTTAAATTTAGCTAACATAGGTTCAACAGCTACTTTATCCAAGTTAAATTGCCACACCTCAGCTAAAGGTGCTTTAGCAGCTTCTAGCTTAACATCGCCATAAAACTTCTTGGTGTCATTTACATAGTTGTTTAAGTCTTCTGATACTAGTTTACCTAAGTTTTTATCTGACAAGTTATTAGCCGTAGCTAAGATGTCTTGTGCTCTAGAGTCAATAGTTTTTGCAATAGCCCGTGAAGCTAAAGGATCAAGTCTAGCAATAGCTTTTACAACTCCTTCTCCACCTGGTTGAGTTAATACAGATGCTGCTACACGCTTAGAAGTATCAGACATGCCTGGTACATCTGAGTACTTATTAAGCATTGTAACTAACTGGTTAGCTTCATCTTTGTTAACAAACATAGTGTCTGCTAATGCTTGGTCTATTGCATCAGTTTTATCAAAGAACTTAGTTGTAGTAGCTTTAGCTGCTTTAACTTGTCCTACAATTGATCTAACTGCTCTTGGGCTTTGAAATGCTGCTAGACCTAAAGCATCCCAAATAACACTTTGTTGAGCTGCGTTAATTGTTCTATTTAACTGTACTTTAGCATTTAAGTCTACAGATTTATCTGCAGCTTCAAATAAGTAGTCTATTTCAGAACCTACAACTGTGCCAACTGCTCCACCAATAATACCGCCACCAGCTATAGATAAGCCTTTTAAAGCAGGATGTGGTACTGGTACTTCTGCACCAATTTGACCTCCACGTATTGCACCAGCCATACCTAAAGACCAAGCGCCGAAATTTTTAGCCGCTACTATGCTTACAGTAGGAGTTGCGTCTGCCCAACCATCTTCAGTTTTTATTAACCACTTATTATTCTCAGGGTCAAAGTTAAACTCAAAACCTTGCTTAGCAGCTAAGTCAATAACACGTTGCTTTTGAAATTCATTTTCTTGCTCTACAAATTTAGCTTTGGTTCCGCCAAAAGACCAAGCTTGTATTTCATCCATCATTGTATGCAATGGAGGATTTAGTATTTCTTGACTTGCTACAAAGTCTCTAGCATTTTGCGCAGACTTAATATCTAATCTTGTTTGCTCTAAATCTTTAGGATCAGTTAAAGAACCAGAAGGTTTTCTTTCCTCTTGTCTAGGATAGTGTGTAGTTTGTTTAATTTGCTCTTCAGTAAACCTAGGTTTTTTAGTTCTATAAAATTCATCCACCTTTTGCATAGCATCTTTTTCAGTAAAAGGCCTAAGTACATGGCTTGAATCCACCTGCGTACTTACAGATTTTTCATCTGCTATAGTAACATCTCGCTTAGCTAAATGCTCTTGCACTTGTTCTACTGTATAGCCTGCATCTATAGCTTTCTTAACTTTAGAAGTAAAAGCTGAAGCATCTTCTTTACTGTAGCCTTGCTTAGTTTCAAGATAATTAGCTACTTCATCTTCTTTATAACCTGAAGTTAATGCTTTATAAGCAGCGCCGACAGCTACAATTGGAGTAGCTGCTTCGTACAATTTAAAACCAGTTTTAGTGCCTTCAGGGTGATGAATAACTAAGTAGTTAACTGGGTCTGACTTAAGCACTTCTAGTTCACCAATTTTACCACTAGCTTTATTTACTACTTCATTTAAGGCTTGTCCTTCTTCTGTAGCTTTTAACCATGCTTTAGGATTAGTCCCAGGTGTCATACCTAATTGTTCAAATAATTTAACTGTGTCAGATTGAATGTTACCGGAACTTAACTGTGGCTTTAAAACTAGTGGATTAATACTATTTATATTAACAGTATTTAAAATGTTTTTAACTGCTTGACTTATTGGCTGACTTGCAGTTTCTTCTGTTACAGTTAAGCCTTGCTCAGCTGCAACCTTTTTAGCTGTATTTACAATTGAAGTCTCATACTGGTTTTGCACTGCTTCACTTCTAGCTAAAGGTGCAACCCCTTTACCTGAAATAGGAATAGCCGTATACTCGGCACCTTGCTCAATACTTGTTTGAATTTGACGTTCTAATATTTTACGATTCAAATTTGTAGCATAAGGAGCAGCAACAGTTGGCTTAATTTTAACTGTATCTAAGTAACTCATTGCATTTGTTGGGTCGTCTATTCCAATAGATTTTAAAAAGCTAGCATCTTCTGGACTAGTATTAGTATCTATTTCTTGTCTACTAACTATATCTTGCGCTTTGTTATAATCTTCTTTACTTATACCAGTTCTATCTGCACTATGAAAGTCACTTTGGATTTCTAAAATAGTACGAGCTTTCTTACCATTTATATCTAACACATCTGTACGAGCATGAGCTAAATACTGAGGTTCTTCAGGAAAGTGCGGAGAAGTATATTTAAAGTCATTAGTGCCTAAACCAAAAGTATAGACATGCTCTTCATAATTACCATTAGGTTTTCCATTGATATTAATGTTACCATAGTCAATACCTTGACCTTCTTTAGTAACAACAACATCTTGTTTATCTGAGCGTTTAGCTAATGAGTCTAACAAGTCAGTTTTATATAACTTTTCTGTTGTGTTATTTTTAGCATAGTCTTCCAAACCTAAATTAGCAAATTTAAGTTCTTCAGCTTTTACACCTGCTTTCATTAAAGTGTTAGGTACAGAAGCAGCTTTCATAGAAAAGTTATCGGGCAAATCTTTAATAACTTTCTCTAACATTGATGGTGGAAGAGCCATTATATAGAACCCTCATTTGTATTTTGTGGTAGTTTCATTGTTCTACTTTTAGCTTGCTGTGTGCTAGTATTACCTTGAGCTATAAGTGCAGCTTGTGCATTAGCTTGAGGATTCTTATTCAGCATAGCCGCTGTTTGATCTAATACTTCTACCATATTAGGTGTATACTTAGTTTTCATAGACTTTATAGCTAAAGCAGACATAGAGAAGAACCCTGCTGGGTTAATCTGTGACATCATTTGGCCAATATTACCAGACATTACTGTCTCTAACATTAGTTGTGCTTTTTCATCTTCATCATTATACGAAGAAGCTTCTATTCTAATTTGGAAATTTGTGTAGCTAAAGTCTGTGCCATCTTCTGACACTGGAGCTAAAATAATATTCCCATCTAAGTCTTCTAATGGATCGCCATTTTCAGGGTCATACACTGGTAATAGTATTGGTTCATAAATTGGTTGTCCTTGGGCATCAGTCTTGCCTGAAAATGCAACCATTGGTTTATTTAACTCAATCCAACGCTGACCAACAATCTCATCTGCTACCATAAGTATTTGATTTGCTGTGTAGTATTGCTGAGCTAAACAAGCTATATCTTCACCTAAAGAACGATAGAAACCTTCAATTCTTGCTGTAATATAACGTAATGACATTATAGTAGCATCTTTTTGAAGTTTTACTTTTCTACCTGAATCTGAAGCATAAGCCATACCTAAAAAGCTATCATTAATTCCTAGTACTCTTTGAATACGATCAAGTGCTTTATCTATAATAGCATACTGGTCTAGAATCTCTCTAGACATCTGTTGAACTTTAACACCTGCTAAGTCTACAACAGGTATAACACCGTTAACTCGGTTAAAAGCAGCAGTAAAAGCATCAATATCTTCAACAGCACCATTTTGTACAAGTACTTTTTCGGTGTTAACCATTAGCTGAATTTTTAGCACTGCTTGGTTAATAGAGTGCTGTGCTTCTCTAACATCTCTGAAAATACCATAATATTCTACTTTGTTAGAACTGTGAATCTTTTGAACACGGTATGGCCACTTACAGATTTTAAAAGTAATTTCTTTTTTACTAAGAATAGTGTCACCAGACCAATAAATTGACCAACGCTTTCTATTCTCATCTTCAATAGTTGTATGTACAATTAAGTAATGCTCATGTTCTTTATACCTACCATGAAACACATTATTAAATTTATACTCATAATCTGCTTGAGGAATATTTAAGTGGTTATAGTATGCTTCTAATTCTTCAGTTTTAGCTTTACCAAATTGTCTTTGCACTTCATGTTTATGTAGCCACTTATAACGATGTAACCAACGAGCATCGCTGTAGTCATCAAGTACAGAATCAGGATCAAGAATAACTTCGTCATCAGGAACATGATGAGTAATAATTCTATTTATTGGTCTATTGAATGCATCTACTTTACCAGTTTTAGCAACACTAGTATAGGATATAAGTAAGCCAGATATTAAACCACCTAGTTTAATCTGGTCACCTTCAATATCAAATCTATTATCATTAAAAGTATAGTCAATAACATCAGTAAGTAAAGAAGCTGTATCTATATCTCTAGGATTTAAAGGAACAGCTATAGCACTGTTTATAATAGTGCTATAATATCCAACTAACATTCTAGCAAACATCTTAACAATATTAAAAGACTCAGCAGGTTGCCCTCTTGATCTTAAAATATTAAGTTGCTCTTCAGTATAGTGTCTATTATGATATAGATTCCAAATTTCATCTGCTTCATAACGAGAATCAATAAAGCTTTCATACCCACGTTTGAATAACTCTCTTAAATATTGTGCATCTATATTCATTTAGTTGCCCCAAAAATATCATCCAACGTAGGTTTAGCAGCATCTTGAGATTGTACTGGAACACTTGGCTTCAGTACTTTCTTAACTTTAGAATCTTCAATGCCGGATAAGAATTTTATTCTTGCATCTAATGCATGAGTAGACTTATCAATTTGTTCTAAGCTTGTACCTAAATAATACTGTGCAACATGCTCATCATTAAAAGCATAAATAGACTGCAACTTATTCTTCATGTCCATTAACTGTACTTTCATATCAGCTAATATTGGACCTAACTGTTGTTTAGCAGTACCAGATGCAGAGTTAAAAGCTTTTACTTCTTCAGGTGTTAAAGTAGCACCCATCAAAGCATTACGAGCAAAGTTTCTAAAAGTAGCATAAGCAGCTAAGCCTTCTTCACCTTTAGAATTATCAGTAAAGTACTTTTTAACATTATGCAAAGTGTTATCAATAAAACCTGTTACTTCAGGAGTAAGCTCAGTAGCTGCTTTATCTCCCATAGCAAATAATGCACGCAATTCTCTTGCAGTTTTCTTATCATCAGTAGAAAGTTCTTTACCAGTTAATTTCTCAAGTTCAGTAATCTTAGGACCAATACGGCGTCTAGTAGACTCATCTACTGGTTTAGCTAAGAAGTCCCCTCCAGCTAATGTATCGATCTCTTGTCTAACAGTGTTAGCTTCATCTAATTGTTTACGTGGAGCTGTTCTATTTTGCTCAAGTTGTAATTTTCTAAATTCATCTTGGTAAGAAGTACCATTAGCATCAGATAAACGTCTAGCTTCGCGTTCTAATTCAGAACCAGAAGATAGTACTTTTTTAGCTTCTTCTAATGCAGTAATACGATCCATCTCAGGATTCTGCTCTTGAATAACATCTGCAGTGCGTTCAATAACAGCACCACTTCCACCACCAGCAGGTTTTTTAAGCTTATAGTATGTAGCGGCTGCTTCAGTAAGGCTAACACCTTTCTCTTTAGCTATCTTAGCAATAAGGTTTGTTTCAGGTGACATAGGTCCATTTAAAGCTTGATCTATAGCAGTTTTAACATGCAAATCTTTAAGACGTTTTTCACCCATATAGTTAGTATAACCTGTCATAGCATATAGCTTATTCATGTCTAGTACTGATTGAGTACCGTCAGGATGCGTAGCTAATACTTTACTTTGAGCAAGTTCTGGTATACCAACATAAGTAGCTGTATCATCAACTCCTATTTGACCTAATTGAGCTTTAACAACTGGAGTATCTGTAATTGGATCAACTCTAACTATGTCTTGAAACATAGTGCCATGAGACTTCTTTGCTTCTTCTAAAAAAGTATTTAAATGAGAGGTATCACCATCTAAACTATAGCGGTCAAAAGCATTATAAGTACTTTTCTTTAAAGCTTCATTCTTCAAGTCCGCTACTTGTGCTTGTAAAATGGCAACATCTTTATCTGCTTGAGCTTGTGGCATACCAGATTGTAGTTGTGCATCTGCTTGTGCTTTAATAAGTTTAGCTTGAGAATTTCTTGCTTCTCTATTAGGTGTGTCTCTGCCATAGTCTGCTGCGTTAGACAAACCTTCAACAACGCTTGCACCAATATTTAAAGCCATTATTTAGTTACTCCTAGGTGTTACTTGAGACTCTACAACAGGTGCAGCAGTAGTATTTTCTCTAGAATAATCTTGGTATGCTTTTCCAACTTCTGTTATTGCAGTAGAAATTGCTTGTCCTGTTTGCTTATCTGCTAATAATGAGGCAGTATTAGCTTGTGTTGCTTGATTTTGTAAAAGCTGACTATATGATTGTCCTGGATTTTGCCCTAAACCAATTTGTAAAAATCTACCTTTTTCTGCTGCTACTGCATCAGCAGCAGTAGAACGAATAGTTGCTTTTTTCTCTGCACCTTGTAAATCTAGTTGTAAATTTATAGCTTCACCAATACCACTATCTGTTAAACCTTTTTGTGCTAACATAGTTTTAGTATTTTCTAACACAAGTTCATTCTGCTTATTAAAGGCATCTATACCCTTAGCTGCATAAGTATCTGGTGTCATTTTAGAGTAATAGTCAGCTAAGTTTGACTGTATACTGCCATATACATTTTGCCAATCTTCATACTTTTTCTTTTCAAAATCTGAAGCCTTATTACCAACTCCTGCAGCTTTATCAGCAGCTTTATCAGAGCTATTTTTAGCAATAAGAGCAGATACAAAAATTGCTGCAGCAGCCCATGGCATTATACTCTCTCCTTCAAGGAAGTGAATGCATCTGTTTTAATACAAACTATCATAGATAGTCTATCTTGCTTACTATTGTTCAACACCCAGTGAGTCCAAAAGTTGTCAAACCAAAAAGTATCACCTGGGCTACCTAATATTGCACCTGACTTAAAATTATAGCTAGAATCTTCTGGTCTAGTTATAGGTATGTAAAATTTATCATACTCTTGAGAGTGCCAACTACTGTCTCGGTGTGGTAGAATTTGTTTTCCTGGGGGTAGTTTAGTAATCAAAACACCACCTAGCTTAACACCATTAACTGCAACCATTAGTACATCACAAATTTGCTTAACTAAAGGTACTTCTTTATACTCATCATACCAAATACTTTCATGTTCAGTAGCACCTACTTTATCTGGTGCATATCTTATCCACATATCAGTCATTTGTGCATGTGGGCTATTTTTAGCTACCCTACGTCCTGGATTTAAATCAAACAACTGTGGGTTAGCTTCACAATATTCTTGTATAGGTTTTACGTCAAATTGTACAGGTAATTGCATGAAATCCATCTTAGAACCACCCAAGTGAAAGAGCTAAAGCAAAAGTACCACCTGCTCTCTTATGGTATGTTTTAGTAGTAGCAGATGTTATATATACTTCTTGCATCATGCCACCTCCACTTGTTTTACAGTTATGAATTAATACAGTATAGCTTGTTGCTGGCACTAAAGCAACAGGTGGGTTTGTTATAGCAGAGCCTAATGCTGTAAACTCATACCAACCTGCAAGTGCACCATAACCAGTATAGTTAAAGTCATAATATGCAGCAACTAAACTTACTGTTATGTTATTAACTTGTTGTAAAGCTGAAACACTATCTTGCGTAGAACCTAACTCAGTATATATTTTTGCTATATCTGTAGATTGCTTTGTATCTGAGTCTTGCAAAGTCTTAACAGTAGCTGGTAATGTAGTAAGTAATTCTGCAGTAGACAAAAAATCTTTTTTACTTACATAAGGGTCTTGACCTCTATACCCTAAAATAATGTCCAACTTTTCAATAAGAGAAACTAAAAATTTACGCAATGCTAAAGGTTCAGCAACATTAGAAGGTACAGGTAATAGTGATTCATTATCAGCCATTACTTACCTCTACCAACTTCATATTCAATTTCGTACACTTCTCCAGTACCACTTAACTCTAGTTGAGTAAAAAATCCACGTTGTAGTTCTTGAGGTACTTGTATTGTATGGCTATCCTCATCACTTAGAGTCTTGGTAGCAACAAGTGTATCATTGATATACACTTTACATATTATATCGCCTTTTGAATAAATGTAAACTTTTTTATATAATTTATGTTCTGTGCAACGACCTTCTACAAATCTAGGAGACTTATAAGTAAATGTTAAGTTTTCAGTTCCTGAAAATAATTTATACAGTTTACCTGAATAATGCCCATATATTGATGTACCACTTTTAGCTAATGAATTAACACCTAAGTCAAAAGTCTTAAATATATTACCCAAAGCCATATCAAAAGCATACACTATACTACCTGCTAGTACATAATATACTTCATTAACTAATGCACTATCTTCTGGTATTATATTTAGAGCACCTAACTTTAGTCTAGAAACTACTGTAACTGCTTCACCTGATGAAGCACAAATGCCTTCTGCAGATACCCATAATGCAGTTCCTTTAAGTACTTGCATTGACTGTTGACCTAAACAACCTTGATCTAAGCTAAGTATATTTTTAGCTAATGAAGTAGGACCAGAGCCAGTTATAATATAAGTCTTATCTAATGTGCAGACAATAATTCCAGAATAGACAACTGCTATAGCTGTTATATCAGCATCAAACTTAATAAAGTAAAGAGCAGGCCATGCTTCAGGATAACCAACAGGTGTAAACCTTAATTCATTACCTACTGCACCAAATAACATTGTATTTGCAGATACTAAGTATTTTAAACCTATTGGAGCAGGTAAAAATATATCTGTTGTTAAAGTAGTACTAGTTAAGTTAACATCCTGCACATTATCAGTATAGGTAGTTGTACCATTAGCTAACTGTGTAACCATAGTAAATGTAGTAGTATTGCCACCTACTCTATACAATCTTTTATGTGTAACTGTTGGATCAATTGAACTAGGTAAGCCAGTAAAATTAACTACACCTGTATCAGCTACATTTAACTCTGGTGTAACTGGGCTTGGTCCTGACTCTCTACCATTAATATTGTCATAATAAGTCATGCAATATTGATATACACCTTCTAACGGACTAAACTTAGTAGGATCAAGAGCTAAGTTAGCACTTATATCTTCTGTATTATCTACTAAAGAAGCAGTGGCATTAGCTAATACTCCTACTTGCCTCCACACATCTTTATACTGTCTAAATACTCTTACTCCATTAGACCCAAAAGTAGCTGTTCTAACATTGGATAAAGTAATAATTCTTTTCGTATAAGTAGACGCAGCTACCATTACTCTTCCTACAAGTCTACCTTTTGCAACTGCTGTTGCTCTAGTTACAGTAGTATTATTTACAGTTACTTCAAACTGACTAGAGTAAACTCCAGCTGAATCATTGATAAACTTATATACTATGTCTTGTACAGGCAATCCAACAGTAGGATCAGGAACAGAACTAGTTGTAACATCTGTAACTATAGTAGACTGTACTGTAACTGCCACAGAACCTGTAATAGAAGCAGGCGCTGTTATCCCCATTGAATGTATAGAACCTACAGAATTTACTACTGGTGCAGTAACACCATCTGTATAATAAACAGCATTTTCAAAATCTACATAGTATTTATAACTAGAAGAAGTAAACCATCTTTGTAGTGCAGTTGACCAATAATTGAATCTACTACAATTAATATTTGTATCTAGTTTATCTTTTACAGGCACAAGTGTGCCTAAAGCATTATCTATGTTATCATAGACAACTGCTTCATTAATATTTATTAAGTGTGGTCTTTGCCGTGTAGCTAAACCACCGTTAAATTCAAGTAATTTCATTACTTTTTATTTACTCTATTAGAGATAAACTTATGAGCAGTTACTTTTATGTAATCTACACCTAACAATCCAATGCAAGAACCAACAAAAACATTTATCATTGGATTCAAGTTTAAAAAAGAAGATAGGCTATAGAAACCTACACTTATTAAGCCACAAAGAATAGTTTCTAGCAATTTACGCTGCCATTTTCTCTCTTTGTTCTCATATACTATTCTAACTAAAGCTGTAATCATTGTTAAAGATACCGTAAAAATTGCATTTAATGCTGACTTACTGATTTCTACATCCATTACAAATTCTCTTAGTTAGAAACTCTAGTTATACTTAAAGTAGCATCATGACCAGTAGTAGTAAGACGCGCACTAGCACTATTATGCCATAAATATACTTGATAAGCTGCGCCATCTGCAGGTATTTCAAATATACAGTTTCCTACCATTTGCCCTGCTAGACAGTAAAAATCTACTTGCTCTCTTTGTGATCCACCAACAAATAACTTTATAGTCATTCTATCACCAGCTACCATAGACTTTAAGCCTAAAGTAACACTCATTATATACTTACCACCATCATTACTTAACCATGTACCTGTAGCCATATCATAAAAATCATTACTACCAGCTAGCACATTATCAAATAATATTAAGTTATCTGTACTAGCAGCTAATGCGGCACCCTGCACGTTTTTCCTTAATTTAAAGAAAGAAGTACCTAAGTTAGTTTTATTATAAGGTAATGGAACACCTGATTTAGTCAGTTGTGGTCTAAATATTAATGCTCTAACTGCTCCAGCAGCAATTGAGCGTAATTCAATTAAGCATTGAATATAACTAACTGCAGTACCTCCCGCACATACTCCTAATTCAGCAAAAAGAAGCTGTAAGTCACCTCTTATTGTGTAGTCTCGTACACAACTAGTTATTGTTGCATTAGTTACATCTTTAGCAGCTAGTGTAACTCGTATAATAGTATTAGTTGCATCTAATCCATAAGCATTAAAACTAAAACAAAATGGTGTATAAGTTTGTACTATACCACATTGATAGTTTTGTGAAAATAAAAGTATATTATCTACACCTGGTGCAGTAGCATTTATATCTATCTGTCCACCATCTTCACCATAAGTTATTGGTGCAGTAATTCCTGTCATAGTTGCAGAAGATATACTCCAACTAATTGGTGCAATATCAGTAGTCTTTTGTTTTAAGAAAGCAGAATTTAACAGTAAATTAGTCACTGCTTTAGGATTCATTTGTTTAGTTAATCCTGCTACTCTTGCAAACCAAGTAGAAGGCAATTCATATTTTAAGCCAATACTTTGACAATAAGATAACAAAGCAGCTAAGTTTGTCGTAGAAGCATGAGTATAGAATACTATATTAGTAAATGAATTTTTAGCATAGTCTGCACAGGCTTGTAAATCTGCGATAGCTCCAGCTTCTAAACTAACACGCCATAAATCATGCATATTACTAGAAGCATCTTGTGCAACTAAGGCTGGAAATGCTCCAGCGGAACTATTAATAAAAGCATAATCAAACCACCTTTTTAACTCAGGCAAAAATTTAGAATCTAGTACTGAATTAATAGCAACATAACCATTTGCTTTAAAACCACATTGAACTAATTCAAATTTAGATGTGCGTATCCAACTTTCACCTACTGATGTAGCTACTGTAGAATCTAACTGGAAACCATTTGTACTGTGCGACAACACTTCACTTGAGTTAGCACGACAGTATTCTGCTATCTCACTTAAAGTCATTCTGTTATATAGACCACCTAATGAAGTAAGTGGTATAGCTAAGGCAGCAGGAAAACCATAAGAAGTAAATATAGGTAACAATGTGTCACGAACAGTTAAGTCTGTAGTGTCTACAACAACTGTGAATGAACCAAAACGTTGTTTTGCATCTACACGTTTGAATCTATAAGAACCGTTTCTAACTACTGCTTGCCCATCATCAACTGAAGTAGTATCACTTGCATCATAATACCAATAAGACACACCTACACCTGTTGTAACCATACCTTGTAAGTTAAATATTTGACCATTATAACTAGGTACAGTAGCACGTAAAGCTGCCAATGATGCTAAAGTAGAAGTTTTCTTATTTGCCTCCACCCAAGCAGTTCCATTCCAGCTATAACTTGTTACTTCTCCATTAAGAAAAAGTGCAGCTTTCTTAAACTTAGTTGTGTCTAAAGCATTTAGTTCTGTTAAACTATTAACAGGCTGTATAGTACGAACTTTATCTAACGTTAAGTCTAAATCACCTCTAGTTTGGACAACTGTGTCTTCACCATAAGCAATGTCTTGTTGAGTTATTAAAGACTTAATGACATTTTTTATGCTCATTAGAAATTCCTACTTTTTTCGATCCAAACAGTTGAATATTTAACTAAAGTAATTATGCTATTTGCTACTGGTGTAACATTAATAGCACCTTTTAGTATAATCTTTGCTGCATTATGCACTAATGTTGTATTAGAGTTTGTAAAAAACAACTCTATTTCTTTAGGTTGAGCAGTGACAAAATCTGTTATACTAGTAGCACCTGAATTACTTAGTTGCAGCACTTCTATATTGTCTACATTAGGTATAGTAGATAAGTCAGTTGCAGTTACCTTAGTTTTACATAGTGTAGTAGCAACTCTCCATACTGTGCTAAAATAGTACAGAGTTATAACTGAATTAGTAAATAGTATTGCTTTTTTATACTTTAATGTATTTAAAGCATTTAATTCAACTAATGAATTTACAATAGCAACTAATCTTACTTGATTTAATGGATAGCTACCACCACCCCTTGTTTGATTTGTGGTGCTCTCACCTATATCTATATCTTCTTGTGTGATAAGATTTTTTTCTACTGTTTTAGCACCAGTCATCTATGAAATGCTCCTGAATACTGAGTCTGCCTATCTGTACTTGAAGTATGATTTAAGGCAGTGCAATCTTTAATTACTTTTAATTCTCTCAAGTAAAAACCTTCAAATCTACTTCCTAATGCAACATCTTGTGTATCTATGTCATCTGTTAGTGCATGCCATATAACGTAGAATTTTAATGCAATATCATAAGTAGAAGGAATAATTAAGTCATCTCCAGCTGTAGTTAAGTTACTAGCTGTTTGATAATAGTTGAATGTAATAGGATTTGTTACTTCTAGTAAATCGGTTATAACACCATATGGGCTACTGTATCTTGTTTCAAAAAAAGGATCAAATAAAGTAGTTAATATCCCATATATAGAGTTAAAAGAATAGTCTGTTATAGCTGTTGCTACTCCTAATTCTTGACCACCTGAAAAACTTGGATCACCTCCTAGAAATACATAAGAACTATCTGCTATACCAGCATCTGGTATAGGGTATATGCGAAATTGGTGAGTATTTACACGGTCATAAATTATATAGAGTGGTGTAGAGCCTGTATGGTCTAACCAGTCGGAAGAAATTAGTGGATCATTGTCCATTTGTTCATAAGAGCGAAAAGGTAATTTTGAACCTTGATAAGAAGCTCTTGTTGGAATCCAGACATCATCAGGTAGTGTATAGATTGCTTTATTTACTTCTTGTACTAAAGCATAAGTATTACGCATTAATCTTGTTTGTTTAATTAAGTCTTGTTGACCTTCAGAAACTAAGCGGAGTAAGCGTTCATCAGAATATCGAGAGGCAGTTGGGTCTGCAAGTGTATCACGAGCACGGATAATTATATCTTCTATTCTAGTAGTCATATAATTTCCAAAGGAAAAGCACCAGTATTACCTGGTGCTTAATTTATTAGGCGATGTTAGTTAACTCACCATTAGTTTTTGTAAGTTCTGTGTATTCTACTACAACAAAATAGTTACCAGCACTTTCAGCACCCGTAATTGTTCTATTTAAGTAAATACCAACACCTGTTAAGGTGTCAACAGCACCTACCAAAGTACCTTGTTTACCTGCAGTCTTAAGGTTAATACCTGTAAGGATTTGTGCACCACCATCAGCTGTACCTAGCGTAGCTGCTGCACTAGTTGCAGCGTTAGACACAGTACGAACAAATACATAAGCATTTGTAATGATAGAGTTAGCAGGCAGAATACCTAACAAGTTATTACCAGTTACACCAGCAATATCACCTGTCATTAAGTTTTCTGCAGCTGCTACCTTAAGTTCTGCAACAAAGATACTAGGTTCACGCTTTTGGTTGAATTTCTTCGCCCGAGTCATGTTAGTATAAGCCATTATTGCACCTCAACGTCTACGGTCACAACACCGTAGTCAATGCCAGAGACAATCGCAGACTTATAGTTATCAGTTTCTGTAACTAGTTTAGTCTTACGAACTTCCATCCAAGTCTCTAATGCAGATTCAGACTTAATAGCAAAGTCTTCTGATGGTTGCCATTTGTAATCTGGTTGTTTACCCATACCAAATTGCAATGCACCTGCACCAAGAATCAAACCACGAGAATGAAGTGTAGTAGAAGCATAGTTGAAACCGGCTTGGCCTGTCCATAATGAAGTAGCAGGGTTAGCTGAATCGTACTGACGTAAACCTGCAATTTCAATATCAGACTTGTCCATACCCCAACCCATGGTAGTACCATCAGTAGCACCAAAGAATTGATCAGCTTGAACAATCATTAGAGAACCGATTTTACCAATAACACCACGTAAAATACGGTTATCAGCACCACGCACATCTGCACGAGAGATAACAGTTTGGAAACCGTTTGTGTCTTGACGTAACAAACCAGCCATAGCTGCATCAATTACGAACAACCAAACAGGTTCACCATTAGCCAACATATAAGGATCAGGAGGACGACGAACAACACCAGAAAAGAAACCATTACCTGTACGAAGTACAGTTTCGATTTGAGTTAACTGGTTAAATGTAAAAGTTGTACCTAGATCAATGTTATGTGACGTTGGTTGTGCAGTACCATCTGATTGCAAAAGCAAACCTTGTGCAGAGTCAAACATAGCTTGATCTTTAAAACGTACAAACAAGTCACCAAGTTTAGCACGTGAATCAGCATGTTCAGCAATGTCAAGACTACCTACGTTTTTGCCGTCAAATGAATCGCCATTGTCTGCTACTAATCGATAACGTTCAACAGTAAGTTTATCAGAGAATTTCTTCTTCTGCTCACCATTACCAAATGCAACGTTTTTGCCTTTAATAGCACGGTTTGAAAGGTTACCGTCGAAGTCAAACACAATTGTGTGTCCTTCGCCAGAATTTTCATTATTCGCCTGAAATACAACAGCATCTTTGGTAGTTCCAGTCATAGGTGACCAGAAAGATTTTGAAGCAGCTTGTATCAGGCCTTCTCGCATCCAACGCTTGCGCACCAGATCAGAAGTAAGGGAGACTACGTTAGTACCCATATTTAAGATTCCTGATTAGTTTAAGTTTCGGCCGGGAACTCCCAACCCTTTAGTACAACTTAAATGTGTTTACAGGGAACCGATCGGGCCTGGCACAAGTTTTTAAGAAACTAATAAGCTAGTGCGATTATTATTTCTATACAAATGATTATACAGCATAAAAATAATAATGTACACTCTTTATTAATACGTTTCTTTAGTGTAATCAGTAGCTGAAGACTTTTCTAAAGCTTCTTTAGGTATCTTGCCTGATCCATTCGCCTTACCTAAGTCAACTTCATCATCTGCTTCAGTACCAGGAGTAATAATTTTACCTTTCTTAAGGAATGTAGCACACTTATGAATAAACTCTTCAAACGTAATTTCACCTTTCTCTAATTGTTTAGTATATTTAGGTGGAATTTCATTTTCAATCACATCATCAGTTAACTTTAAGTCTGGATTTGCTGTATTATAGGCATCTAAAATTTCTATACGAGCTTCTAACTCAGCTTCTTTAGCTGTTTTAGCACTTACTTTAGCTCTTGTTTCAGCAACTTTATTCTTTTTAGTGCCTTCAAGCTCATTTAGACGCTTTCTCCACTTATCAATATCTACTGATTTAAGTTCTTCAAGCTCTGTTTTTTCCTCTACTGTTAAATCGAGGGAAATTTCTTTTTCTAAAGTAGACCAAGCTTCATTATTTTCAGCAGTTAGAGTTTTTAACTTTTGTTGTGCTTTAGTAAAAGCACTTTGAGTGTCACGACGACGCTTTTCAGTTACAACCGCAAATTTAGTTGCTTCATCTAAATTTAATTCATCAGGAATAATTAAGTTTCCACTGTCATCTGCTTTTAATTCGCTAATGATAGAAGTGACTTTTTGTTCAAAAGTCTGAGTTTCTTTATCTGTCATACAATAACCTTTAATATAATGAATGGATGGGATTAAAATAATACATCTTTTTATGTACAAAGTAAAATTTTTTTTATATAATATTATTAAGTTTAACGAGGAGCTAAACTATGTCAGACTTTAACCTTGCAATTGGTAAAACATTAGCTAAAGAAGGTGGGGCTAAGTACACAAATATATCTAGTGATAAAGGAGGAGAAACTAAATATGGTATCTCTAAGCTTTCTTATCCTGGTGTAGACATTGCTAACTTAACAGAAGAAACTGCAAAAGAAATTTACAAACGTGATTACTGGGATAGAATGTGTGCCACTAGCATAAATAGCCAACGTATTGCTGAACTTGTATTTGACACTGCTGTTAATATGGGTGTACGTACTACAACTAAAATGGTTCAACATGTCTTAAATAGTGAAATGACTCCAGTTGTTGAAGATGGTGTCATGGGTAGTAATACTATAAATGCTTTAAACTTTTGGAAAGAGTCAGAGTTTATAGTTGCTTTCACTATAGCTAAGGTTGCATATTATGCAAGTATATGCAACAAAGATAAATCACAAAGTAAATTCTTACTTGGTTGGATCAACCGCACTTTAGGAGCATAGCATGAGCTTTTTGACTACTTTATTTAATGGTGGAGACGTTGTAAAAGCTATAGGTGATACTGCTGATAAGCTTTTTACATCTGATGAAGAAAGACTAGAAAAGAAAAATGAGCTAATCAAAGCTAACCGTGAGTTTGATTACCAAGAGAATAAATTAATAGCTGAGCAAAACCAAGCTCAAGCTAAAGTTAACGAAGTTGAAGCAGCTTCTAATAACTGGTTTGTTGCTGGGTGGAGACCTTGCATTGGGTGGGTTGGTGCAACTGCACTAGCTTATCAGTTTATCCTATACCCACTTCTCTGCTGGTTACCTTTAGATAAAGCTCCACCTGCTCCATTAGATTACACAATGTTGTATACTCTTATTACTGGCATGTTAGGTATTGCTGGATTAAGATCATTTGATAAGTTAAAACAAACCGATACTAAGTAGGGTTATCATGGCTATTCATACCTTCTCAACTAAAGAGAAAAATAAAGAAGCAGTTGCTGCTATAGACAGGATCAAAGTTCACTGTGAACAAAACCATTTAAGTTTTAGTGGTATAGTTGTTCAACTGCTTGTTGAGTGGGAGAGAGCTAATGTCAAGAGACCACAATAAGTATCTTGTATTATCTAGACTTATTGCAGGTGAGACACCATCAGACATAGCTAAGGATAGTGAAGTATCTTACCCAACAATTCTAAGATATAACAGAGAGTTTAAAGATGCAAAGCAAAACGGTACATTAGAAAATTTACTTAATATGGAAGAAGCTGTACTAGAGGATATTCTAGCAACTGTACGAGAGAAGTCTCCTGAAGGTTTACAAGACAAAGTGGGAGAACTAGTAGAGAATGTAGAGATTAATATAACAGCATTAAAGGACTTATCTGAACAGCTTAAAGAAACTGCTGGTGTTATAAATCAAAGGCTAAAGTCAATGACCGTAGCAGCTTTAAGTGTTCATGAACTAGATGTTATAACTGAAAGTCTTTGTAAAATTCAAAACGCTTTCTTTAACAAAAATACTACTCAAGTAAATGTGCAGAATAACTATGACGCAAGTGGTAAAAATAGATACTCCAATTTCCTCGAAGATAAACCTTCGGATTGATGAACAATTATTTGATGAGCTATATCCACAGCTAGTAGGGTGGTACGATCATTTAAATAACCCACCTCCATCTAATATATCTGCTACCTTCTTTGAAGAATACTATCTTAAGTCTAAACTATGGCGGTTGAATAACTTATACAAAGTTATTGACAAGTATGGTAATCCTGTAGACTTTAAGATGAACTATGCTCAGCATGTAGTTTATTCTGCAACTAAGAAACACCCACGCATAATTATCCTTAAATCTAGACAGCAGGGTATATCAACTTTCTTTTTAGTATCTTTCTTTGACGATGCTATATTCTCACCTCATCTAAATGTAGGTTTGATGGCTCAAGGCACCGATGAAGCAACCACATTGCTTGAACGGTCAAAATTTTTGTGGGAGCAATTTCCTGAAGTAATTAAAGAGACACTTAATATTAGACTTAGAAAAGATAATACTAAAGAAGTAGCATTTTCTAATGGTTCTACTTTGTTTATTCGTGTGTCATTCCGTTCTACCACTCTTCAGCGTTTACATATTAGTGAGTTTGGTAAGATAGCTAATAATAACCCACAGCGAGCTAAGGAGACTAAGTCTGGTACTTTACAAGCACTAGCTCGTGGTAATACTGGTGTTATTGAAAGCACGGCTGAAGGCAGAAATCTATTTAAAGAAATGTGGGATGCTTCAGTTCAGAATGTTAATACTGGTGAAGGTTTGTTATCTGAGAAGGACTTCTACCCAGTGTTTTTACCGTGGTATAAGGATCCAGACTGTGTTGATAAAGTAGAACAACTTGTTGATGCAGAAGCAGATAAGTATTTTAAAGAACTTTTAGCTAAAGGTATAGAGTTAACTAAGGAGCAACAGAACTTCTGGATTGTGCAACGCCGTGAATTGGGTGGTGATATATTTCAAGAGTATCCTGCCACTCCTGAAGAAGCTTTTGCTGCAACAAGAGATGGCTCTTACTACTCCAGATTATACAATGAAGTAATTGTTCGTAATGGTAGACTTATACCTAATTTGTACGATGAGAATTTAAAGTTGGAAGTATACTGTGATATAGGTATGGATGACTATTTTGTACTTGGATTTATTCAATACTATAATAAAGAGTATAGGCTTGTACATGAGTACTGGAATAATGGTTTTGATTTAGAGCACTATCTTGCTTATGCGATAGATACAGGTTGGGAAATAACTAACTTTGTATTCCCACATGACATAATGGTTAGAGAGCTAGGTGTGCGTGGTAATGCAGCAGGTAGAGCACGTAAAAGACTTGATGTAGTAAAAGAAATATTGAAGGAAAGAAACTGTAAAGCAGGTATAAGAGTTTTAGCTAAGTCTGGATTAGCAGAGGGTATAGAGCTTGTTAAGCAAATGCTTAAACATTTATTTATTGATCCTACTTGTACTTATAACATATCGTGTTTACTAAATTATAGTAAAGAGTGGGATGATAAGCTGGGGGTGTGGAAGACTACTCCTAGACATGACGAATACTCACATGGTGCAGATATGTTGCGGCTTGCTGCTGTAGGAGTACAAGATTCTTTGGGGGTACTATCTTCTGATGAAGAATTACGCAAAGCTAACCGTAGCAGAAATAGTGGAGGTTATGATGTCTAAAATAACACTGGTTGATTACACTAATACAGAAGCTATAATTAATGCGGAGAGATTACTTAAAGATGTTAAGTCTGGTCATGTTAAAGCATTTACAGTTGTTGTAGAGTTAAGTGATGGGTGTTATTCTTTAGTTACAAATAGTGATTTGACTAACACGGCAATTGCTGGAATGATGTATGACTGTGCACATCAGTTACTTTCAAATAATCATAAAGAGTGGTAGTATTAATAAATTTATTAATACTGCTTGGAATTATAATAAATTTATTAATACTACTTGGAATTATAATTTTAAACTGAAAGTCGTAAGAAGTTTAAAGCCCTGAGGACTGTCCTAGCCCTACAGGAAAAGCCAAAAATCCTGCCATGCAATTAGGTTGACTGCATTATCGATAATGATTATCACTTACATATGATAATAATCAATTATGCCAAATGCCTTATTGTTATATGCATATTCCAAACAGATATTGTACATTAAACTAAAAGTATGCTAAAGAAGTAATAGGCCTTATTGTTATAAGCATATAGCAATAAAGTATTGTACAAAGCTTAAGATTTGTGATATTCGCATGCACACATGTATAAGAAAGGAGCAAGATCAATTTGTTATATGCTTATAGCTAAATAGTCTTTTACAAAATGAAAAACAAGTATATAATAAATTCATACAAGCAAACACTTGTAGCTACTTCCTAACCTAACTGAGATAAATATCATGACAATCAAAAAAGCTTTCAATCCAATCTTTGATCTTTTAACTGCTAATCCTGATGCTTTAGTTAAAGATCTTCTACCCCAATTAACTGCTCTTATGAGTTCTTCTAATACAGTAGGTCAAACAAGCTATAAAGATGAGCAAGGCAATGTAATAGCGATCTATTGTTATTACCATAAGAAGTGGGAGCTCATTGCAAACCATGAATATGGTGTTAAAGTAGGTTCCTCAACAGGACTAAATACAATGTGTAAGTTGGGGGTGTCAGAGTGGACTAAACAACAACGTAAAGCTAAGCAAGCAGGAGAACTATTACTTAAAGGTTTAACTGATGGTACTGTTCAAGTAAGTGACTTAGTACTTAGACAAGAAGAGATTGAAAATCAAAGAACTTCTATAATTTATGCTGAATCTTACTCAAACTTCTTTGAAACTTTGGATGAGCTAAAGATGTCACTAGATTCTACTAAAAGTGTCAAGAAAGCTAAGGGTGTCAAAGCTAAAGATAAGGTTGAAATTTGATCTGTTTACTGAGCAATAAGTATCAAATGTTTAATTTAATGTCAAAATCTTAAAAATCCAATAATTATGTATTTCAAAAAGGCCTAAAAAGGCTATATATATATAAATAACCAAGGGAAAAAATCGGATTTTTGAGATTTTGTCGTTAATTTCAACATTTGATACTTTCCTACACAAAATACTGTGTACTTATATGGATTTTTAAGACATTATGTTTACTAAACCAAGACACACCAAATTGCCATAATTGCTATACATATACTAAGGAGTAAACAAGCAATGCTAACAGATGAAGAACTAAATGACTTAAGCTCCACTATACTGCATAGTTGTTCTGTGCAAGTAGACAACTTAGTTCAAAGTATAACTGAAGAACTAATTATAGCTAGAATTCCTGACATAAATACAGATAGCGATGAATTCTATGATTTAGTAGATAAACTCAAACCTTATTTAGCTAATAGTATTATAGAGGAATAAATATGAAAGAACAGCTTAAGATATACATGCCACACCATAAAGGAGGTTACCAAGATGTAGCAAAGGTAACCTTAATTGGTTTTAAATTAGTTTCAAATGCTGAATACAGAGCTATGACTAATAGAATACACAGACTAGAAGCTGAAGTACAAACTTTAAAATCACTATTGAGGAATACCAAATGAATAGTTTATTATCTCATCTATACACACTAAAACTTAACAATGACAAACTAGATAAAGTTAGCTATGCTTGCTATGACAATGAGTGCCACATATTAGCTAAAGACCTCACAGTCTTAACTATTGCAGTACCTGAGCAAGAAATCCAATTAGCTATTAGCTATGCAAAGTCAGTAGTCTTCGCTTCTGCTTTGATCCCTATAGTTAGTTGTACGGACAAGTTAGTTATATTTGAACATAATGGTAAATATAAAGTCTTTGCTTATGACCGTTTAGTTTATGGATATACTTATACTGAGTTAGAAGCATTCAAATTAGCTTTTCTTTCTTATAGACAAATGGAATAAGTCTTATAACAAAATATTATTATGCAAGTTTCTAACTTCTTTATATAATGATATTGTCAATTGATGACATCTATTTAATTTAACTAATCCTAGGAAAGTATTATGAAAATCAAGAAAGTGTATATTGCAATTTTAGCTATGCTTGAACAAGCTGTTGCAGACAATGCAAAGGTTCGTGTTGCTGATGTGTTGGATCAAGTACGTGAGTTAGCTAAAGCTCGTGTAGGTGAAGGTGGTGGCGGACGTGCAACAACTTTCCATAAAAATGCTGAAGGTGTTGTTGTAGCTATTCGGGACTTCTACTTTGGCAAATGGTTTGACCCTCGTGTTGTAGAGACTGGAGTTAAAGCTAATACTCCGAGTGGTTATAACTCTATGTGCAAAGTTGGTCTTAACCAATGGACTAAGCAACAACGTGTAGCTAAGTTAGCTCGTGAAGAATTGCTTAAGCAAGTAGCAAGTGGTGATGTGGCACCTGACGCGATCGGAGCTCAGTTAGAAGTAATTGAAGAAGCTCGCAATGCAGTGATTGAGACAGATTTACCAATGTATGACTCATTGGATGACTTGTTAGCTACACAAGCATAACATTAAGGCGGAGCTTGTCTCCGCTTTTTATTAACCTATAGTTAACGTTAGGAGTATACTATGACAAAGTTAGAAGAACTATTAACTTGGTGTAAAGACAAGACACTACCAAAGCCAGACCTCTGTGGTGCAGACCTCCGTTATGCAGACCTCAGTGGTGCAGACCTCCGTTATGCAGACCTCAGTGGTACAAACCTCCGTTATGCAGACCTCAGTGGTGCAGACCTCAGTGGTACAAACCTCCGTTATGCAGACCTCTGTGGTGCAGACCTCTGTGGTGCAGACCTCCGTTATGCAGACCTCTGTGGTGCAGACCTCTGTGGTGCAGACCTCAGTGGTGCAGACCTCAGTGGTACAAACCTCAGTGGTGCAGACCTAAGTGGTACAAACCTCAGTGGTGCAGACCTCAGTGGTACAAACCTTAATTCAACTATTGGTAATTGTGTTAGAATATTTAGCTTACAACTTCCCGCATATAAAGTTACTATATTAGATAAAGAAGTTATGCAAATTGGCTGTAAAAGATTCACAATTCAAGAATGGGCTAACTTTGATGACAATGCAATAGCTAAATTTGCATTAAATGCACTAACATTTTGGAAAACTAATAAAGAACTTATATTTAAATATATCGAGGTACTAAATGGCCAAGCTAATTGATTACAGCATGTTAGTTATAGCATTGCTAGCTATGCTAGCAATAGGAGTAGCATTTTTATGAATAGTATTATACAAACAAATATACTTAAAACATATGTGCCAGATTGGACTATTGAACATGCATTACGAGAATTATTGCAGAATGCAATAGATCAAGGTGAGTACTTAATAAGTTACGATACTGGCATATTATTAATAAAAACTTTTTCACTACTTAAAGTTGAAGATTTATTCTTAGGCAACAGTTCTAAGCGAGAAGATAACTCTAAGATAGGGCAACACGGCGAAGGGCTAAAGTTAGCTTTATTAGTATTAGCTAGAGAGAATAGACATCCATTTATAGGTGCAAATGAATTTGTAATGACACCTAGTTTTGAAGGGCAATTAGAAGTACTACAATTTAATATAACTCATATTCTATACTCAGACCCTATTGAAACTTGCATAACAATGCAAATACTTCAAGAAGAATATGAGTTATTCTGCAATATAAATTTGCCTAAAGATTCTAATACAGGTCCTATACTTGGTAGCAACAACAATAGTAAGTTATACATAGGTGGGTTGTTTGTTGGTGAAACAACTTATTTCTATGGCTATAATTTCGCACCTGGACAGTTAAAGCTAGAAAGGGATCGTCGTGTTGCAGATATGAATGACCTGGAAGAAGCTATAGCTAATGAATGGCTTCAACATGAAGACAAATTAGAATTGATTGTAGCAGGAATTAAGGAGGGTTTATCTGACTTTAACGGATTAAGATATGTAGAGATTCCTTATTGGCTACAAGAAGCAGTAGATAAAGAAACTCCGCCTAATGCTAGAAGCATGATGCAACAGTGGTCTAAAGTTGGCGGGACTACTATCAGTGACGTACACTACTCTATATACAGTAGAAGCACTATGTACAAGAAACCAGTATATCCATTGAGTCCAGCTAAGTTAGTTGAGAACTGGGCTTATGACAATCGTCGGTTTATCAGCCATAAGGGTAAACACAAAGTAGCAGAACTAATACAGGAAGCAAAGAAATGGCAACTCGCATAATCGAAGGTTTTATTTGGTTAGCTTTAGCTATATGTTGTTTAGTAGCTCTAAAAGCTGTTCACATCATGATGGTATTCACCTCAGTAGTTTTAATAATAGCAATAATTGTTTGCATGTTGTTTGCTATTGAGAGCTTTATTGCAGCTTGGCAGGAGAGATGAGATGGTTATGACTAAAGAAACAACCTATGCTTTAAATGACAAAATTATACATTCTACTAATAAAGGTAAATTTAAACTAGAAGAACGTTATATAGTTATAAAGAGAAAACGTTTAACAGAAGATCAAATTGTACTATTGCTTGCTATCGCAGAAGCTACAAGAGAACATGTACAAGACTGTGTAGTAATTGAAGAAAGTTGGCCGGAATATGACATTGTTTTAGATATGCTAAAAGCACGAATAGAAGGAAAACAAGTTCTGCTTATTCCAAAAGAATTTAAAAGCCTATACTATCATGCAAAAGGTTTATCTAATGGTGTTGATTGGAATAATGGAACAGCTGCAAGCTATCATAGAGCAAATTTAGTTAATGCCATTGAAGCTTGCACCAAATTATTGGACTCATTAAATGAATAAAGCTATTATTAGAAAGTTAGCTAACTACTATTCTTGTGAAGATATTGCTATCCAATTGGACAGTACTATACAAGAGATTAGAGTACAGCTTAAAGAGCAACTTCCAATGACAGAAGAAGCTTGGCAAGAAGTTGATGCTTTATTCCCAGATAGTTCTGATGTTGAATTAGCTTTACTTTATAACACATCTTTATACAATATAAGGAATAGAAAAGCAATTGCAAAGCAATTAAGTAAGCTAGAGTTAAAAAGTTTAGGTGATACTCATGAAGACATAGCTAAAGTGCTAGGTAAAAGTCGCTCATGGGTTACTTCTAAGCTTAAAGAAAATAAAAAGAACTCTACGCCCAATAAAATAAAAGATTGGGATGCTGTGGTAGAGTTTAGAAAGTCTAATAGTTTACAGTCAACAGCTAAAAAGTTTGGTGTTAGCTCTGCAGCTATATGCCAGTATTTTAAACGTAATAAAGTAGAGGTTTAATATGATACAACTTCTAGGATTACTTGCTATAATAATATTAGTTGTACTATACTGGCATATACTAGTATTCTTAGTATGTGTAGTACTCCCACTTGCAGGTTTACTTTGGTTCATACTTGTAATTATAGGAGCTTTTACAAAATGATTATTTTCTTTGGTTTAGTTGCTAGCTTAGTAGTTTGCAGTGGCATATTATTTATGCTATGGATATATGTTGTTGCTACTGCATTTGTCTGGTGTTTAAGCAACGCAAATAAGTTAGGCTTAACTGTAAAAAACTTACCTTACTCTATAATTAGCTTCGAGCTAGTTAAAGATGGTAAAGTACTTACAGACTTTGAAATAGTAATGCTTATGTTGAGTAATAGACATGACTAGGAATATATTGTTAGGTCTTATACTAGTAGCAGTTATACCTATGTGGCTAACATTAATGCTTATAATATTTGGTATATTCTTAATACTATTAGTTGACTGTATAATTGATATTAGTATACTAAATGCACAAATAGGTGCAGAAAAGCTTGGTTTAATAATAATTGAAACGGAAGAAGGTTTAAAAGTGTATAAAGGTTCTAAACAACTATCTAAACTTGACTTAGTGAGGTTAAAATGGCAACACTTATAATCATATTAATACTGATTAGCTTATACATAATGATAGAAGACTGCTGTCGTCATTACATAGTTAACAACAAAGTACAAATAAACAATGTATTAATGTTTAGAGCTTTATCAATGTATGTGTTTTATGATACTTGTGGTAATACTAACCCATCTAACTTTAAGATTTATATAAAAGATTTAGCTAAAAATGAGCAGCACTTGCTAGAAGACTATCACTTAATCTCATTAGCTTATCACTGTTGGAGGTATGTGTTATGATTAGACAAGATATAGTTAACAGTTTAAAAACAACAGGTAAAGCTAAGATACCTAGAGATGAAGTAGCTAAACTAGGTTTTGAAGATCCTGATGAACTTAAAGAATTCTGTTCTTCTATAGCTAATGTCTACACTAGATACTATGCTCCGTCTAAATGTTGGTTAGTTGAACTCTTACCAGATGCAAAAGAGCAAACAAAGAAGAAATTACAAACATGTTTATATAATACTCCTTACTGTACAAGGCTTAAAATGATAGAACTTAAAGAGTTATGGTTTAGCCTAAAACTAAATGGTAGCTTAGAAGCTTGGAGTACAAAAGATGGTTTTATTTATTTTAAAATCGTGATATAATATTGCCTTGTTAAATAAGAAGGATAAAACAATGAAGCCAAGACGTAAGCTTCTTACATTGCAAGGCTATAAATTGCTAAAAGCAGAGATTGATAGAGGAGTTCCGTTCAAAAGAGCTCTAGCAAATCTTAAGCTAAATGTAAGTGTTCCAACAGCTAAACAGCTTTACCAATACGCAAGCGTAGATTCTCCGAACTTAAACCCAAAATGGCTAGATCAAGCTGGACCACTACTGCAAGAGTGTCCTAGTACTTGGCGATTCAAAGGCTTTTTTCCGTTGAAAGGAGAGTGGATTTGTTCACTACAATAAAAGAATATATTGACCTGGGTTGGTACACTGTACCGCTAGGTGGGCAATTAAAAAGATTGCCAGATGGTAGTAAGACAGAACCGCAGTTTGAGAAGAATTGGAAACTAAAGTACTCTCAAGAGTTCAATAAAAAGGAGACTCCATTAGGTGGGGTTATTACGGGAAAAATCTCTAATATAGTGGCGGTGGACTGTGATAACGATATTACTTGGGATATGTTTAGTGCTCTTGCTGGGAGTGAGGCTGTCGTATTTAGGAGCAAAGGCAAAGGCTCCAAGGTCTGTGGTACCTTTATTTTTAGGTTTAGCGATGATATATGTAGCAGTTTTAATGTCGCTGATGGCACTATGGCACTGGACTTCTATAATGAAAATGGCTTTGTTTATTTACCCACTGTAGCTAATGAGACGAAACACTTATTAGAAGCAATACCAGTTGTAACTGAAATGCCTAAAACTATTAAGGTTTTACTTCAAAATCTTAAGCAATCAGTTGAAGCTAGTAAAAGCACTATTGGTATTGAACACAGAATAGTAAGCACAGCAATGTGTTTGCAGCCCTTAGTTCAGCAGTTTACAGATTTAAGAAAGTTCTTACCAGGTTTATTTAAGATCATTACACCTAAGGACTTTAGATCAGAGGCACAATATGTTAAGCAAGGCTATTTACATCCTAACAATGTGCCTGAAGGTAGAGGTAGTGAATATCTAACTAAAGTATCTGCAATACTTGGTGCTGATATTAGTATAGATGCAGAACTTTATACATCAGCAATGCACGACATAAATAACTTGTGGGATTCACCTATGGACCCTGCAAGATTAGATAAGACTATTCTTGATCCTATGGTGTTAGGTAAGTCTTCTATAGATGGAAGAACAATATGGCAGTATGATGAAAACTGGATGCAACGTAGACTAGTATTAAGGACTAAGCGGCAATCTTCTATTGAGGTAGGTTTTGATGACCGTAGAGATAGCTATTATGTTGTTGATATAGCTAACCAGTATGTTAAAAGTTTCTACCGTGATAATGACTTACAAGCATATCTAGAAGCTTCTGCATTTGCTACACCTAAGAAAGCAGATTTAAAGAAAGTTATTCCTTTGCTAAACGTTACGAGTAAACCTGGGTTAGCTTTTGGCTTTCATGAAGGGTATGAAGACGTTAGAGAACTGAATACGTTTATAAGAACACCTGAGTTAGCTATTATTAATGACCCAGACTCTTATAAGCAGTTTTATAAAACACCCGGGACTATACTTAAGTTTTTAGAAACACTAATACCTGAAGCACCAATGAGAAAGTATTTGCTAAAGTTTCTTAAACGCAAATTTAAAACTTTTGACTATAGCCCAGTAATTCTGTACTTCTTAGGTGTACATGGTTCTGGTAAAGATACTTTTGTTGAAATTATACAGCAGATAATGGGTAGTATAACTAAGCCAACAACTAGAGAATTTCTAGAAATGTACAATGCTTGGTTGATGGATAGCTACTTTGTACAATTAGATGAGTACGGTAACCAGTTAACTAATATTAGAGATAAAGAAGAAGTCTTAGGTAAGTTAAAGACTTATACAGGCTCTCCTACTGTACAGATTAGACAAATGCGTACAGACTCTTTTACTTATAAGCATAGTGCTACTTTTATAATGACGGCAAACAAACAACCTCTTATGCTAGAGGATGGAGATAGACGCATTATATTCTTTAGCACCCCCAATGTGTTAAAAGAAGCTGACTGGGTTCAGGATGTAGTAGAAACTAGAGAGCAGATATTTAGAGAGATTAAAGACTTCTGTTATTATTTGGCTGTTGAAGTGCAAGACATAGCTAATGCAGATTATGTGTCACCCCCAGAGTCTAAAGAAAAGAACAAGTTAATAGCAGATAGTATGCATCCTGCAGCTAAGTTAGCTTATGTGCTTAAGCATAAGATGCTAGAGTATTTAAAAGAGTTAGCTATAGATCATAACTCAACTAAGTTAGCGGAAGCAATAGATAGAGGTAGAGTGTATACTACTGACTTAGAAGATATTTATGGTATAATGACAGACTTCAATGGTGATATGCGCTCATTAAATAAAGTTATTAAAGCAGCAGGAATAAATGTTAGACCGACTACTATAAATGGTTCTAAAGCTTATTATTACGATTTATGGTTTGACAATCCTTTTGAGGAGCATAATGATGA